AGACCAAAATAATTTTTTAAGAATATTTCTGTAAAACTTCTTGCTAATACAGATTTTATCTGTATATTTGCCGTGTAAACACAAACGCAATACAAATGCAATACAGCATCAAATGGGCGAAGATAACAATAAAATATTCAGAAAACAAATGAGTTATGAGCGTAGAAGATCGAATGGAAAGGACAACGGTGGGCATCTGGAGGGTGCTTGCGGTGGTGATCGCGGTGGCGTTGATGGTGAACGCGGTGCAGGCTGTTGCGGGGAAGGCGGAGTTCGCGTGGTGGCACCTGGGGACGCTGGGGATAGCGCTGAGCTTCGGGGAGATGGGGACCGTAGTCACAAGGCTCGGTGCCGTCGCAAGGCTTTTAAGGCTGAGATGGAATGGCTGTTCAATCCGGAAAGCAATCCGGACGCGTGGATGCTGAAAACATAGTTGTGACGGAAAGTGTTCGGAGAAACTGATAAGATATTCATTGGTTATGGAAAGAGATAGTGTCAATAGGGATAAGTTCAGCGACCTGATGGCCAAGCATCATATGGATGCCGGAGTGAACATTGTCAGAATTTGGAATAAGACGCAGGAAGGAGAGGACATCAGGCCGCTTGCGAGGGAGTTCATCGCTGACAGGCTTGGGCAGTGCCTTGAGGCTTGGGAGTGTGCCGCCGGTGTGTGGAGACTTGACAAGGGTGGGATGCCGGAGCGTGATCCTGGGAAGTGGAACTGGGATGAGCTTGTGAAATTCATTATGGTGACGCTTGAGGAGGATGTGGTCTGATATGTTGGTTCATTACATTGTGGAAGGTGTGTTGCTGGTCGGCGTGGTTGCGCTGTACTGGTGGGCGTTCAAGGAGGATGACGATAAGTAATAGGTCTTGGCAAATCCATCAACGAGGTCCTGAGATGACCGACCAAGCGTAGCGCCGTGAGGCGTGAACAATTCCGCGATGCTCCGTGGGGAGCGACTTAAAAGCGAGTAGGCACAAATAACCTTTTTTGTCGAAAATCATAAGTTTTAGTCATTACCGGTTCGAGTCCGGCGCGGGATCTCAGTTTTATCAATTCAATTACGGCGTTAAGGAGCGTCGGGCGGTGAGAGACCGTATGTTTAGATAGTGTTGAGTTAAGTAAGTTTGACAGCCGGGAAAGACCGGCAATTCCCCGGAAAGGGCAGGATATGGGTCCCTGCCGGCACGTAGGCAGACTTGCGTAGGATGTAAAGCCCAGGAGGGCGGGGTCTGCTCCGAAAGCGTCGCGCGATGTGAGCGGTTCGATTCCGTTCCCGGGGGCGAAATTGGTTAATCAGTAATATTATGAGTTCAATAGCACGAAAGATTCAGAACAGGTTGGCGCGGGAGACGGTCAACCGGATAATCAAATCACCAGCGGTGACGAAGACAGGAAAAGGCAAGAGGTACAGAGTGCAGCGGATACAAAAATTCACCGCGGCCACACACTGCGGTGAATTGCTTGAAAAGCAGATAAGACACGACAACTGGAACTGATCCGGAATATGTCGGGCAAGGTCATTCGGGAGACTTTCCGGCAAGAGTTAGGATCGCTCGGTTGATGAATTCGGTCTTGTTGCCTTGATAGGAGGAGAGGAAGGCGTCAACCTCGGGGGTGGACTGGAAGGTGTAGGACTTTCCGTGGGGCTTGGACTTGCGGCCGGCACCGGAACGGGCACCGCCCCAGGACGCGGACTCGGAAGGAGTTTGTGAAGATGACAGATTTTTGTTTTGCATACAAAATGTGTTAAATTTGCGGAAGACAGCCAAACGAGAGGGGATGTTTCGGATCCCCTCCCTCGGAAAACTAAAGTGTAACCTCTACAAGTGTTATCACTATTTTCCAAATTCTGATTTTAAGAACTTCGACTCTCATATTTTCAGAAGTTTGGCTGTTTTTTCTTACTCCCTTTCAAGCGTTTCAGATTCCTCTTTCGCGGTTCTCCCTGAACCGCAATACAAAGGTACGCATTTATTTTGAATTACACAATTATATTTCAAGATATTTTCAATTTATTTTATTGATATTCAATGAGTAAAGAGTTTCTATTAGAGACGCTTGGAATCAGGGACACGAGGTTGATTCCAGAGGCTTTGATGGAGGTGCTGTTCGGAGATCCGGCCAACAGACACAAGTTCTACAGGGCTATGCTGGAGGCGAACGACTTTGCGATGGACAGGGAATGGTTCCAGCCCATCTACGAGGCGGAGCTAAGCGAGCGCGGTCAGAAAAAGCAGGACTTTACTCCGGCGGCCGCTTCGCAGCTGGCTGCGATGATCACCGACAACGGTGCACGCAGACAAGGGATTCTGGAGCCGACCGCCGGAAACGGCTCGATGATCATAGCCAAATGGTGGGAACTATGCCGAAAGCGGATTGTCGTTCGACTATTACCCGAACGACAATCCGGTCGAGTGTTGGGAACTTTCGGACAGATCGATACCGATACTCCTTTTCAACTTGTCGGTCAGGGGAATGGTTGGGGATGTCTATCACGGGGATGTTCTGGAGCAGCGGGTTATAGCGCATTACCGGCTGATCAACAAGCGGAATGACGCGCTTGGATTTTCGGAAATATTCAAATTATCATAGTCATGAGCACAATTAACGAAGAATACGAGCATTGGTTCAAAAACAAGGAGTATATGGTCAGAGACTCGACGCTGGCAGCGTATGACTTGATGTACAGGAATCATATCAAAAATGATGAGATTGCGAATATGGAAATCAAAAACATACGCTCCAGACATCTTCAGGATATGATAGGTCGGCTCCATCAAACCGGACTTAGCACAAAATCCATAAAGGACATTATAGTCCTTGTCAAAATGATAATGGGATGGTTTTTGGACGGCTTAGATCTCTACCTGCCAAAATTCAATTTACAATATCCTCGCGAAGAAGGCGCAATGAAAGAACTAGAGACATACTCTCCGGAAGAATTGAGACGCCTTGCTGGATACATCATGGAGCATCCGTCCTACGAGGGAATCGCCATCCTGATCACAATGATGACCGGACTACGGATCGGGGAGGTCTGCGGGCTGAAATGGAGGAACGTTGACCCTAAAGAAAAAACGATCACTGTCGATTGCACAATTGCAAGAGTGTATATTCCAAAGACATTCGGCAGCACGGGCGAAAAAAAGTCATACGTTCGGGAAGGGATACCAAAGACCAGATCCAGCAACCGATGCATCCCCATTACGGCACAGCTCGCAAAGTGTCTCGCGAAAGTAAGGGGAATAATGCCTGACAATTTTTACATCGCAAGCGGAACAGAAAAGTGCACAGAGCCAAGAACCTTTCGGCATCACTTTAATAACCTTTGCAAAAAAGCTGGGGTAAGAATAATCAAATTCCACGGCCTAAGACACTCGTTCGCGACAAATATGATCCGAGGTGGAGCGGACATCGCCAGCGTGTCGAGAATATTGGGGCACTCGGATATATCCACAACTCTGGATATCTATACCCACGCCAGTATGGACTCTAAGAGGGAGGCAATAAAAATCATAAGCAAAGGGCTGAAACTATTAGACTGAAATCAATAATATTCATTAGATATGGCAATCAAAGAGATTTGGGAGGCCGCGGGCCAGAAACAGCGGAATGATTTGTTGACGTTGATCGTGATGGACGGGGTGTCGTACCCAACGGCATATTCCTGGTGCAACGGGACGAGGCGGCCTAAGCCGCTCTATCAGGAGAACATCAGGAAGTACGTCAAGGATGTCTTCGGGGTCGAGGAGTCCGTGGAGGAGTTGTTTCCTGAAAAGCGGTAGGCTATGTACGCCGACAAGGATTCAAGAGGCCTGATCTCGGTGTTCGAGATGGACAGGCCGGAATGGTCGGCACTGCGCGGGGCGTGCCAGATGGCCGTGCAGCTTTGGGAAGTCCAGTTGATGGAGTTCGCAGGGCTTGAACCGGCACGGATGCAGACTTGGGAGATCCAGCGCAAATGCCATCTTGAGCAGAACATCGGCATCGCAAGGAAGCTGATTTTCGAGATAGACCAGGCTAACGAGAGAGTGGACGATGATTCCTGCAAAAGGATATTCGAGAGTGCGGACAATGGCCAGGCCATAGATTTATTTGACTTATGATCCCCGACTATGTAAAAGACCAGATCAAGGAGCGGGACATCGTCTCGATCATCCAGGACGAGGGCGTGGAGCTCAAGCGAGAAGGCAGCCACTACAAATGCTGTTGCCCTTTCCACGGGGAGAAGACTCCTTCGTTCGTGGTGACGCCATCGAGGAATATGTACCACTGCTTCGGGTGCGGACGTACCGGCGACGCCATCAGCTTTGTGATGGAGAGGCGCGGGATGACGTTCTACGAGGCGGTGGAGCATCTTGCCGGACGGTTGGGAATCGACTACGAGAAGAAGGAGCCTACACCGGAGGAGAAGGCGGCGGAGTTCAGACGGTCGCAACTGATGACGGTGAACAAGCTGGCCTCCGAGTGGTTCATCCAACGGTACAAGGAATCACCTGGAGCCAAGGAATATGTCCTGAAGAAGCGCGGGATCAAAGCCGAGACCGCCGAGCTGTTCTGCATCGGCTACGCTCCAGAGAAAGGAGGCCTGAAACAGTACCTGACGGGACTTGGATGGAAGGAGGACGTGCTGCTTGCGGCAGGACTGGTCAAGAGGAACGAGGACACCGGGCAGGTCTATGACTCGTTCAGGCACAGGATAATGTTTCCGGTGTTCTGGACAAGCGGCTACATAGCGGGTTTTTCCGGACGGTACATCGGTGACAAGCCGGGCGTTCCCAAGTATCTGAACACCGGGGAGACTGAACTGTACAAGAAGAAGGGAATCCTTTTCGGGTGGCTCCAGGCGAATATGCAGATCTACGCCACGAAGCAGGCTTACCTTGTCGAGGGCAATCTGGACGTATGCCGGTTGCACGAGATCGGGGTGAAGAATGCCGTGGCTCCGTGCGGAACGGCTTTGACTCAGGACCAGATCGACCTGCTGAAATCCAGGGCCGAAAGGGTCACGATCATCGGGGACACAGACGAGGCCGGTATCGAGGCGGTCCAGAAGAACGCCAAGCTGATGACGGAGGCGGGGCTTTCGGTCAGTGTGATGGAGTTGCCGCCGGAGCTTGGCAAGGATGCTGATGAGTTCTTCCGGACACATCAGCACGAATTTGACGAATGCAACCTCCAGAGGACGAACGATTATATTCCTTGGATCTGCAAGAGATGGATGGAAGCAGCCGCTTCGCAGACGGAGAAGGCCGCCGTGATCACCGAGGTCTGCAAGCTGCTGGCCAAGGTGCCGGACCAGAGCACGGCTGATATGTACAGGGAGACCTTCACGAAGGCCTACAAGTTCGGAAGGATCTGGAACCAGGAATATTTCAAGGCGAAGAATGACCAGGAGCGCTCCGAGGCGAAGGAGGACGGAACCAAGGAGATGCTCCAGAACTATGGCTTCTACGTCAAGAACAACTGTTACTATGGGGCTTCAAGATCCGGGAACGATGTGAGATGGAGCAACTTCACGATGACCCCGATCCTGCACATCCGGGACGAGAAGAACGCCAGAAGAATATTCACGCTGCGGAACGTCAAGATGCAGGAGGCGGTGGTGAAGCTGAACCAGAGCGAGCTCGTGTCGTTCACGGATTTCAAAACGAGGGTCGAGACGGCCGGGAACTATGTCTGGGAGGCAACGGCCAACGAGCTTACCTCACTGAAGAAGTTCCTCTATGACGGCACGCCTTCGGCTGATGAGATCAAGCAGCTGGGGTGGCAGAAGAAGTGGGGCTTCTATGCCTGGGGCAACGGCGGCCTTGACAACGGCACGTTCAAGCCGGTGGACAAGTACGGAATCATCGACATCAAGGGTCAGAAGTTCTATCTTCCTGGTTGCGCGCTGGACACAAGGGACAACACCCAAGGCTACCAGCTGGCAAGGAAATTTGTCTATACGGAGGCCAACACCATCACGCTGCGGGAATATTCAGAGAAACTCATCACCGTGTTCGGGGACAACGCCAAGGTGGCGCTTTGCTTCCTGTTCGCGTCGCTGTTCAAGGACGTTGTGACATCGGTGACAACATCGTTCCCCATTCTGGATCTGTTCGGCCCGAAGGGCACGGGAAAGTCGGAGCTGGGTCATTCGCTGACTTCCTTCTTCGTGACGGGCAACATCGCGCCGAACATCAACAACACGACCAAGGCGGCTCTTGCCGAGGCGGTGGCGGAGGTGAGCAACGCGGTGGTGCATCTTGATGAGTACAAGAACAACCTTGATCTGGAGAAGCGGGAGTTCCTTAAAGGAATATGGGACGGCGCGGGGCGTTCGAGGATGAATATGGACAACGACAAGAGGCGCGAGACCACGGCTGTGGACTGCGGGGTTGTGATGAGCGGTCAGGAGATGCCGACCGCCGACATCGCTCTGTTCAACCGGCTTGTGTTCCTGACATTCAGCAAGACAACGTTCAGCGACCAGGAGAAGAGGAACTACGAGAATCTGAAGCTTATCGAGAAGCGAGGGCTTACGCATCTGACGAACCAGTTGTTGCAGTTGCGCTCCAAGTTCCAGACGGATTTCAGAAGGGTTTGGGATGAGACTTTGTCGGACATGAATGACAGGGTGCGTTCGTACAATGTCGAGGACAGGACACTGAGGAACTGGGCTATCCTGCTGGCGGCCTACCGGGCTTTGAGGACGGACATCGATGTGCCGTTTGACAGCGAGGAGATATTCAGGCTTTGCTGCAAGGGTTGTGTGGATCAGAACCAGAAGACTAAGCAGAACAACGAGCTTTCTGGCTTCTGGGAGATTGTGGAGAATCTGGTGGCATCCGGGCAGGCGTACATCAACATCGACTATAAGCTTTGCGCCGGGGACCGTCCGTTCGCCATCAAGGAGTCGGATGTTCCGTTCGAGCCGAAGCACGGAGTGCGGTACATCTATCTGGCTTTCCAGCGGCTTTCGGCTCTCTATATGAAGGAGGGCAAGGACGTGAACGGCAAGGTGATCCCGAGGGATTCGCTGAAGTACTATCTTGAGCATTCACCGGAGTTCATAGGTACGGCCAAGTCGATGCGGTTCAAGCTGCTGGAGAACAAGACCTACGTGTCGAGCAATCCGGAGACCGGCAAGAGCCGCGTCACCACGGCGATGGTCTTTGACTATGACGCGCTGAAGGTCAATTACGGAATAGATCTGGACATTTCTACGGACACGTTGGAGATCGGTGACAACCGCACGGCGGCCAGCACTCCCCCATCGGTCACCGAGCCAGCCGAAGCGGTTGATGCCGAACTTTGGGAGGAGTGATGGAAGACCTGAGGAGATATGTCCTGTATTCCAGGAAGCAGGAGGAGGCGTTCCGGAACAGGTACGCCAATGTGATTGCGGCCAGGCGGCGGGCGTATGTGAAGTGGCTGCGGAGCCTCCCTCTTCTGGAATGGGTTGACTATCTCGTTCAGGTCTCACCACGAGACTACGAAGCCATCATCGGCCTGATTTGCGTCTGTCATCAGGAACGCCTTGTCAGCATCACCTTCAGCTCCGATTACCGCCGGATCAGACGTGATCCGGACACGGACGAGGAGGTCGAGGCCGTTTTCGGAAAAAAGAAAAAGTAAAAATAATCGCCAAAAATTTGGTAAATGTTAAGAAATTCCTTATCTTTGCAGTGCAATCAAAACAATAACGGTAATGAGATACTCGGAAGTCATAAGGAAGCTGAAGAAAGGCGGATGCTCTTTCCTCTCGCACGGTAAAAACCACGACTGGTGGTTCAGTCCGATAACAGGAATAAAGTTCCAGATACCGCGACACAGCAGCCAAGAAGCGAAAGACCGGACATTGGAGAACATAAGCAAGCAATCGGGGGTGGAACTATAACCCACCCCAATGCTTAACAAATATTTAATTAATAAAATCAGATATGAAGGCAAAGGTTTATATCGCGAGAGGTTCGGACGGAACCTTCGACGCAACAATGGAGTATAACAAAGCGATTCCATTCGGACTTCTCGGTCAAGGCAAGACAGCCAAAGAAGCCATAGAGGACTTTTACAACTCTTATGAGGAGGCAAAGCAGATGCTTGCGGAAGAGGGCAAAGAGTGTCCGGATGTCGATTTTGAGTTCTACAACGACGTTCCCTCTTTCCTCCAACAATATGCGTTTATCCTAACGCTTGCCGGACTGGAGAAAGTAACCGGAGTGAGCCAGACCATTCTTAGCCACTACATCAGCGGCTACAGGCATCCTTCCCCGAAGACCGTGAAGAAAATCGAGGAGGGCATAAAGAACTTCAGCCAAGAACTATCGTCTGTCAAATTCGCCTGATTGCAACCTGACTCAGGATAAGGCGAGTATCTCATTCACCGACAGGCGCGGCGGCATCCGTATGGACGCCGCCTTTTTTTGTGTCATACAGGAAGAGTCGCTGATATTTCATTAATTACTTACGATTTTTATTGGAAACAAGTGTGTGAAACGGCGATTTTATAATAACCAATCAAAAAGCGGAAGCGAAATAGCGGCATTTGCTTACGATTTTCACCAAGAGGGTGATTTTCGGGGGAAATGGGGAAAATGAGGAAAATCGGAGTGGTTGTGCCAAAATTTAGCACAAGCAAAATAACTATTTTTACATACTTTTAAATAGAATAAATGTTTATATTGTGTTATCTATTGTAGTTCTTCAATAAATTACGTAAATTAGTGAAAAATTATTTTGCTGAGGAAACGAAAAACCCCAACTACACTAACTACACTAACTACACTTGAAGTAAATGAATGAATATTAATGAAATAAGGTGTAGTTGCGGTGTAGTTGAAGAACTACACTCCAACTACATTCAACTACACTTGCGGTGACTCCAACTACACTAACTACACATTTTCGAGGGTCAACTACACCTCGTTTTTGGTTAACTCATTGAAAATCAAACATAGCTTCAAGTGTAGTTGGTGTAGTTGCTGTTTTTGCGAAAAATGTGGCTATAATATTTGATGAACTGTGAAATGCTCGATGTCAAATTGAAAGTGGATTCGCCGATGATGGCGGATTATCTGGCTTACCTGTTCCCGCCTGACAGTCCGGGCGGGCCTCTGAAAGTCTATGCCCGAAACAGCATAGGCAGGCTTCTCGTGGCTCATTGCAAGGTGGCGGAGGGTCCGGTGGCTCTGGAAGGCGACAAGGTCGTGGATCTGGAGTTGCCAAGCGACATCGCCACGGCTCCTATGAGGGATAAGTTCCTTTATTATGACAAGTACAGCACGGTGGCGTTGAATATGGCGATCAACGCCTTCTTTGACATCGAGTTCAAGCAGTACTACCTTGCCGGCTACGAGCTCGGAGTCCAGAAGAAGGACATAGTCACTGCGTTCATCGTGTCGAGGGGATTGTTCAGCACCGACTATTTCGACGCGCTGCACAAGAGGATCTACAGGCAATCGCAACAGACGCTGGACAAACTGGTGAAGAAACTTATCAACAAGGTGGATTACATCAACAGCAGTATAAACATAAACGGATTGAAAGATGATCAGAATCATTGACTCATTGCAGGCCCAGAGCCTTGACAGACAGGATGGAGTCTGGCATAAACTTGCGCTCGTTCCAGGGACCGCCACCATCGAGCGGTCGGAGAAGACGGAGGATGCCGGGAGGCTGGCCGCCGTCAAGATCAACGCCACACTTTCGGAGTCCTCGGAGATTATGAGGGACAACCTTATATTAAAGGTAGGATTCTGCCACGGGGACGATGAGACTTACGGCACCGAGGACTTGCCTCTTGCCTTCGAGGTCAACGAAACCAACACCATGAAGCTGTCCAGCTCGTATCAATTCCCTGTCTTTTAGCGTGTCCTTTCCTTACGGGTGTCTCGCTGGTATCTTTGCGTAAACATTGATTAACAAGATGAAAGCAGACACATTCCAACTGGCAAGGGACATCGTTCAGGGAAAGTGGCTGGTCTCCAATCCGGAGCAGCTGCTTCCTATCGCTCGTGCTTTCCTCAGCAAGACTCCGGTTGAGATGGAGGTGAAGTCGGCGGTGGTCTCCACCGTGGCCGATTCCGGTGCTGGGGCCGGGAAAGCCAAGAGTGTCGCCATTGTTCCGCTTCACGGCACGATGACCAAGTACGACACCTGCGAAAGTTACGGGACAACGTTCATAGCAAACAAACTCCGGGAGATGGCCGATGATGAAAATGTCATCGGCATCGTCCTGGACATAGACTCCCCTGGCGGAAGCTGCTCGGCCATACCGCCGATGCTTGAAGCTATCAGCTACGCCAAGGCCCACAGGAAACCGGTCTATGTGCACGCTGACTGCTGCGCCTCGGCGGCCTACTGGGTGGCCTCACAATGCGATGCTATCTATATGGACAACGATCTCTCAGAGGTCGGTTCCATCGGTGCGATGGCTGTCTTCGTTGACAATTCAGCAACCAACCCATCAAACGGGGAAAGGACTTTAGTAGTCTATGCCGATGAGTCCTCAGAGAAGAACAGGGCCTATAGGGAAGCTCTGGCCGGAAACTTCGAGGCCGCCAAGGCGGAGCTCAAACCGCTGGTGGAGCAATTCCAGAATGCGGTCGTGTCCGGAAGGCCGAATATTCAGAAAGAGGAGAAAGGAGTTCTGAGCGGCGCGATGTTCGGCACCGCTGAGGCGTTGCGCCTGAATATGGCCGATGCCAAGAAGACCCTTTCCGAGACCATCGAGGCGGTCTTCGCACTCACAAGCGTTTAACCAATCTTTTTCATAATGGATAAGAAAACTCTCAACAATTCCAAGATGGGCCGACTTGTGGCCCGTCTCTTCGGCAAGAGTGAGCTTGACGTCAAGGACGGCAAGGTTTCCCTTTCCGATCAGGAGCGGCAGAAGGTCCTGGAGAACTACGGCCAGGACTTTCTCGACAAACTGGAAAGCATCAACCTCGATGAGGAGGGTGATGCCGTGACCCTTTTCAACGCCGCCGTGGCCGCCAAGACAGATGAGGCCACCAAGGCACTTAAAGAGCAGGTGAAGAAGCTTCAGAAGGACGTTGTCTCTTTGGCTTCCGAGCCGGAGCCTAAGCCGGTTGCCACGGCAGTTCCTGCGTCCAAGGAGGCCAAGGTCTTTGCCATCAATATGGCGGCGGCACACAACAAGATCGTGAAGGAAGCCCTTGATTCCGTCAATCCTTACGCTTTCACGGCGATGGAAGACGCGTCTATCGACATCACGGATCTCAACGCCGAGTTCAAGATGACGATGCCTCCTAAGATGAAGTTGGAGCTCCTTAACAAGAGGATCTACAACGGATTCGATGACGCCAAGCATATGACCCGCATCCAGTCCAACACGGACTACATCGCAAGCGCGGCCATTATGTCCGAGGTCTCACAGCAGTTCACACCGAAATGGACTCCTAAGGGAGCGCCCCATTTCACTCCGATCAGGATTCCTTATCGCCGTCACAAGCTGAACGTGCTGATCCAGCCGGCCGATGTGCTCAAGAGCTGGCTGCTCTATCTCTACGAGCAGGGCAAGACCATGGCGGATATGCCTATCACCCGCTACATCATCGAGAACCACATCCTGCCTAAGGTGCTGGATGACATCACCATCTCGATGATCGCAAAGGGTAAGTTCATCGATGCTGGCGTTGTCGCTGACGGTGACGCGGGCAAGGCCGCCAAGAACTCTATGGACGGTTTCGAGACCATCCTTGTGGAGGGCAAGTCCGATGAGAACTGCAAGATCAACTACTACAAGGCAGCAGCCGACCCGATGGCGATGTCGGACTCCGAGCTCCTCGCCTACATCGACGGCTTCGTGGACAGCATCTCCGGACTGTTCGCACACATCGTGACCATCCACTGCTCCGAGCAGCTGCTCACCCGCTACAAGAGGGCGGACTTCGCCGTCAACGGCAAGTACACCGGCGTGGAGAATGACGGAAGCATCCGCTTCACCAACTTCCACCTCGTACCTCTGAAATCGATGTACAACTCCCCTATCATCTTCGCGACTCCAAAGGAGAACTTCGTGGAGCTGGTTGACCTCTCCAAGGCGGAGAACTGCATCGTCAAGATCGAGGAGCAGAACTACGATGTGAAGGTGTTCGGCGAGTACTCCCTCTCTACGGGCTTCAAGATCGCCGAGGCCGTGTATGCCGCCGTGCCTGATGGCTACACTCCTGTCGAGAGCATCGTCTCCGATGTTCCGGACACCGACAAGTGGGAGAACGGAAAGAAGGCTGCTGACAACACCAAGGATCAGGGTTCAGATACCAACCCGGATCAGGGTCAAGGCGGTGCATAACCAAATAACAAGCGTGAATTATGGCTTACGTTAAATCATCAATTCCAAGACCTGGTGACGGCGCTGGTTGCGCCGCCACCAGAAAATCACAGATCATCCTCGTAGATGTGGAGGATGTCGCCAGCGAACCGGCAAGAGAGGTTGGCAACTGCGTTGTAACTGGAGACCTCACATTGAAGACCGGCGCAAAGGCAATCTCCATCTATGCCACGGCTTCCACGATTCAGGTCACCGAGGAACTTTCCGGAGATCCGGACGCCGAGGGAATCAAGACCGGTATCGTGTTCGACCACCCGGGCAACTCAGTGGCCATCAAGAATTTCATCGAGATCTTCAAGAACCGTGGCGTGATCGCCATCGTGCAGGAGTGCGACGGAACAACTGCTGGCCGTCCTCAGATTATGGGACGTGTCTGCAACCCGCTCAGGTTGTCTCTTGAGACCAAGATGGACGGTGAGGCGACCAAGAGGACTCTTACCTGGAAGCAGGCGTTGCCTGACAAGTTCCTGGCCGGTGAATATGCCGGAGAGATGCCGGAGATCGCCGAGGACGCCACAAGCGCGACCGGAGGAGCTTAGCGGATGTCTAAGATCGACACAACAGCCGTCAAAGGCAATGTTGCGGGCAACCCTGTAAGCGGCGGAACGAATCTGGTTGTCTGTGCCTACGAGGGCACGGACGGCCAGTTGTCCAAAGTCTGGGAGAAGATGACAGGTGTCAAGCCTGTTGTCATCACGGTTGAACCGGACGCTGACATCCGTGACATTCTTGCCGGAATCATCGCCGACAACAATATCTCCGATGATTTCATCCTCGTGCCGGCCAACTGCGTTCCTTGCGCCAAGATTTCCATCGGAGAACTGGCCACACCGCTTGTGTTCCTTGACGTTCAAGGCAACAAGGTTTTCAGCGAAAGGCTGCCGAAACCGTTCTCCAAGGAGAAACTCGTGGACGCGCTTCCAGCGGAAAACCAGACAGCGGAGGAGTTCCTGAAGGACTACTTCAAGAAGAATCTCCATAGACCAATCGAGGCCGGATTCCGGTTCGGCAACATCGTGACTCCGGTCTATCGCGCGAATCCTTGCGAACATCTTGTCATCGAGGCGTTCGTCCGCAAGAAGTTCGTGTTCGCCACTCCTCAAGGCTATGCGGCCATCACACATCTGATTGACCAGTACCTGCTGAATGAGTAACGAGATTGACAGATGGATATGTTCGGGAGCCGAGGTCACTGAAGGACTTCGGCTCTTGAGCATATACGCGCCCAACAAGTGGCTCGACGCTCTTGTCAGGAAAGCGCCGAAGGAATATTCACACCTCCTGAAGAAAGCTTTGCTTCCGTTCGCCACAGAGGTTCCGTTCTCGCAGACATTGACGAAAGGCGGGCGGTTCCGGGAAGACTGGCCGTTCCTCTCCGAACCTGATTGCCCGACCGAACTGAAGGCCCTTGCCGCGGATATGATCACATCGTGGCACAACTATGTCAACGCCCACGAGGATCTGTTCAAATGCACCACTCCGGAAGAGTGCTTCGAGGCCGCGGAAAAAACGGTAAGAAATTTTTATCAAAATTCAGTTTCCCGCACTGAATTTCAATACTACAAGGAGCATCACCGGATTCTTGGCAAACATCCGATTTTCGCCTTGACAAAGAAACTGGATAATCTGAGACGAATGCCGATCACCGAGCTAATCCGGAAAAGGCGCAATGTCCAGGATTCCATCTGGCGCGCGGAGCGGGAAATCAAGAAAGGCGACCGCCCTGACCTGAAAGTGTCAAGAGAGGAAAGGCTTTCCCGCCTGAAGATGACGCTCGATGAGATAAACCGAATGATTAAAGAATATGAAGGAACTGACAACCGAACTTCTCGATGATCTTTCATCCCTTGCGGCCATCGGCTGGACTGATGCCGAACTGGCCGGATTCCTTGACATCACAGAAAGGCAATTGGATGTCATCTTGGCTGATCCCGTCACGATAGATGATCAGCGGATCAGCAACGCCATCAAACGCGGCCAGCTGGAGAAGAGGGCCAAGATCGAACTTGCCGTTGTGCGTGGAGCTATGGGTGGCGACGCCGACTCCGTCGAGCAGTTCCGCGACATCGTCCGGGACAAAAGTTTCACCATCTCAAAGCTGGATCTGTTCGGCGGTGCCGAGAAAGAAGGCGCGTTCGAGAAGATTCAGGAATATATTGCTTCCGGATCAAAGGGCAACCTTTCCGACAAGGAACAGATCTACATAGACCTGCTGACGCTGATATATTCATTGGACGGCCAGTATGGCAAAAGGAGGACGATCAAGTTCCTGACCTGCGCCCCTTTCGGCATTCCCTACCAACGGGCCGCGGACATATATTCAGAAGCCGTGGAGCTCTTCTTCTGCAACCGCAAGGTCTCCAAAGAGGCGATGCGCAACAAGATGGCGGATCAGTTCGACACACTCTATGTCGCCGCGAGGGACGCCGCCAAGACATCGAAGGACTATGCCGTGGCCGCTGACATCCTTGCCAACAAGGCTCGTGCCCTCCAGCTGGACAAAGATGATCCGGCCAAGCTTCCGGCTGAAATCTACCAGCCGATGTTCCGTCTGCTTTCCGCAACGCCAGAATCCATCGGACTTCCGGCAGCCAACCGTGATGAGCTGGAAAGGCAGATTGACACCGTGGTCGCTCCGGAGTCCGTCAAGAGACGGCTCAGGACCGATGCAGGCATCGTTGATCTCGACATCGTAAAATACCTTGAGGATGCAAAGGAAGAGAGTTAAGCCCGGATCCACACAAGCAGCCTCCGTCCAGTACCAGAACCCGTTCGCCCAGATCGTGTCGCTGGCCGGAGCGTGCCAGAACCTCCAGGTGGTCGGACGTGGCGGAGCCAAGACCACAGACATACAGGCCGAAAGACTTCTGGATGTCATCTATGATATGCCAGGAGCGCCCGTCGTCTGGGTGGCCGACACGTTCACGAACCTGAACGCCAACATCCTCCCATCTGTTCTGGAGGGCCTGGAGCGCAAAGGCCTGCGTGAAGGAGTCCACTATGTCATCGAGAAGGAGCCGCCGACATTCACCGATGCGGAGATGGCATCCCTTCCGGACTGGCTCAAACCACATTTCTGGAAACCTTTCAACAAACTGGTCTCCTACAAACGCACGATCATATTCTACACCGGCACCAACATCCGGTTCGGCTCCCTTGACCGCCCAGCCACCCTTGCCGGAGCCTCCTACGTGTTCTGCTTCGGGGATGAGGTGAAATATTTCCGGGAAGACAAGATCTCCAACCTGCTGAAGGCCGTCCGTGGCTACAGGCAGGAATATGGTCACAGTGTCTTCTACCGAGGGTTCAGTTTCACCACCGATATGCCGGACACCACGCACATCGGGGAATATGACTGGATCCTGAAATATGCCCACAATATGGACATCCCGGCCATCGTGCTTGTGCTGAAAGCCGGCCTGGTCTATAACGAATGCCTGCACGAGGCTGCCGCCGCCAAGGACAAATGGTTGAAGACCCACAGCGGCGAGGATCTTAACATCTACCGCGGCAAGTGCCGTGTGGCCGAGCAGTGGAAGGCGAGATGGACGGAACTGAGGATGAGGAAGGAAGCCAGAACGTTCTTCATGCTCGCATCCTCGTACATCAATGTGGACATCCTCACTGAGCAATGGTTCGGTGATGCCATTGCTGGTAAGCTGCCTGACCTGAACACGGCCATCCTCTCTATGCGCCCGTCCCTGGAATCAGGCGACCGCTTCTACACCTCCTTGAGTGAACGCCACTTCTATTATGATGGCACGGATGAGGAAGCCTACGATGGATTCGGACTGCTTGATCAGGAGGATTGCAGGGTGCTGAAATATCTCGATCTGGACAAACCGCTCATCGCAGGAGTGGATTTCGGGAATATGTGCTCGATGTCCATCGCCCAGAATGACACCGAGAAGGGACGCTCGTGCCTGCGTGTTGTGAAGTTCCTCTACACTCTTGCGCCTGAATATGTCCCTGACCTTGGAGAGAAGTTCCGCGCCTTCTTCGCACCTGTGAGGCGCAAGACCCTGATGCTGTACTATGACCGTGCAGGCAACTCCTACAAGTCCGTGGGTGAGGATCAGGTCGGCAAGTTAAAGAAGGCTATTGAATATGATGAATCCGGCCGCCGTACAGGGTGGACGGTGCAGCTTATGTCCATCAACCAGGGCAACATCGGGCAGCCGGAGGAATATTCATTTATGCAGGAGATAATGAGTGAGCGTAATCCACGGTTGCCGGTGATTCGCATCGACGCGTATGCGGCCAAGCATCTGAAGCTGTCATTGGAGAAGGCAAGGACTGTGGTCAGGAACGGGGTTGTGTTCAAGGATAAGAAAAGCGAGAAGTTACCGGTGGAGCAGCTGCCTACGGAGTCCACCAACCCATCAGACTCATTCAAGTATCTTGTGATGACCAAGCAACTCAGAGGCGTGGCCAGCGGCAAGACGATGCTGCCGTCCTCGGCGACGGATCCTCGTGCGGTCGGGAAAAACAAGGACTGAGCGGGGCGTGCGCCATATATCACCCTCGGGAAGGAATCGCAATTGCGATTCTTCCGTTGCGCGGCCCGGGCTCTTTTGCGTCCGAAAAAGTGTGTTTTTGCCGCGGCGGGGTGCGAGGCTTTGAACCACTTGATTTTGACGGGAATATATTCACAAAACAAGCCCGTTTGGCTGAAATAGCCGAGCCTTGGGCTGTAGTTTCCGGGTTGGGCGTGGTGTCCTTTTTATCGTCTTGGGAGGTGGCTAACTTTGTGATATGAACGTATATGAAGCATTGACGGAGATGAGGCGACTGTCAGAGGAAGACAGGAGCTTCAGCTTCTCGTTTATGAGCTATAACCCCACGAAAGGCACAAGCGACGGGATCGTCTATGTCCGGCGCGGGGTGTTGAGACATAGGGAAACCAAGGAGCACAACAAGAACGCTGACATCATCGAGGGGTACATGGATCTGGAGACCGGAGAGCCGAGGCGTTTCTACCAGCCGCTTCTGATGACATTCAACGGACAAAAACTGATACTCGTATGAGCAGAATCGAAAAAATATCCGACCACACATCCGTTCTGCGGCTGAACGATGGCCGGGCTTTCGCGCTTTCCAACAGGAGGGACAGCAGTCTGGACTCCGTGTTTTGGATGGCGCAACAGAGGAACTGGGAACAGTTGCCCCAGACGATTTGCGGACAGAAGATCGTGCCGTTCGGCCACGACAACAATCTGCCGGTGCACCTAAGGGACATCCTGGACGAAAACAATCTTGGTCCGGGAATCCTTGAAAGGCAGATGGGGCTTCTCTACGGGCAGGGCGTGTTCCTTAACCGGCTGGCTTACCAGGAAGGAAACATCGTGCATAACTGGGAGGAGGACAGGGAGATCCAGGCGTGGCTGGACAGCTGGGACTATATTAGCTACATCAAGGGGTGTATGACCGATTACCTGCATCTGAAAGGGTTCTTCGATGCCAAGTATCTGGAGAAAGGCCGGAGAATAGGCAGGGAGCCAAAGATAGCCTATCTTGAGCATATTCCTTCAAAGAACGCAAGGCTGGAGTGGACGGACAGCAGGGAGATCAAGGACGTGAAACATATTGTTGTCGGGGATTTCGAGCATTCCTGCGTGGGGACGGGCGTAAGGGTCTATCCGGTCTATGACAGGAAGAATCCAGGACGGTTCGGAGCGTCGGCATCGTACAACCACACATATTCATTCGCAAGGGATTTCTATGCTGTGCCTCAGTATTGGGGAGCGTTGCGCTGGATTGTCAAGGGTTCGGAGATTCCGACCATATTCAAGTACGTGACGGACAACGGAATCAACCTTGCTTATCTGGTGAAGGCTCCCAAGGAGTACTGGGAGGAAAGGCGTGACCGTCTTAGGATGGTTCATCCGACTTGGGATGACACTAAGGTGGAGAACGAGATCAGCCGGTTGACGGAGGATCTGCTGTTGCAGATGCAGGATGTGCTCAGCGGCAAGGAGAACGCTGGAAAGTTCTTCTATTCGCTCGATATGCCGTCTGAAAGCGGTGCGGGGCGTGTGTCTTGGTCCGTGGAGGCGATAGACCAGAAGATGAAGGACTTTGTGGAGGCTCAGTTGAAGATCTCGGAGGCTTCGGCATCTGCGATCACATCCGGAATGGGGCTGCATCCGTCGCTGTCGAACGTGATGGTGAACGGAAAGCTGGCATCTGGATCTGAATTGTTGTATGCCTTCAAGCTGTTCCTGCTTTCGGATACGGAGATCGCCTCACAGACGATTCTGGAGCCGATCAACCAAGCGATAGCGTTCAATTTCCCTGGAAAGGGGCTGAAACTTGGGTTCTTCCACAAGCAGTTGTCGGCGGAGGATGCCCTTACTTCTTCGGCAAGGGTTAAAAATCAGTGATTATGATGGATTTGTTCAACAGAAATCGGGACGGTTCCAAGGAACTTGAGGATCTGACCGGCCAATGGTACGCTTCCTCTCCTTTCAGGCTGATCGAGACGGAAATCCGGTTCGCCACCGATGAGGTGGCGCGGCTTGTGAGTCCGGAGGTGGTCAAGGAGGCCGCGGAGGCTTACGATGAGGATGAGAAACCGGAGCTTGTGGCCGCTGTGAGGCTTCCGGTGGCTTGTCTGGCGTTGATGCGGTACGCTAAGCTTTCGTCCGTGTCCCACGAATCGACCGGCCGGAAGGTCAAGATCGATGACAATGAGAGAAGTCCTTACGAATGGCAGATAGACAGGGATGACAGGGCGATGAGGGAGCGGTATTTCAGGGCTCTGGACGCTTTGTACACCTACTTGGAGACTTCCGGCAACGTGAACTGGAAAGCATCGGCCAAGATGACGATGACGGGCGAATCCATTGTCAAGAATATTCAGGAGTTCGAGGCTGTCTATCCCGTCGATGGAAGCTACTATGTCTATTATCTGCTCCAGGCGCTTGTGATCGAGCGGCAAAGGGCGGTGATAGGACCGTTCGCGGGGGATAAGTGGGCTTCCATAGCCGACGGCTCGGCTGACGAAAGGGTGCTCTCGCTGGCCAGAAGGGCGGCCATACTGAGCGCCGTGATAGTGGCGGGGACGAGATGGAGCCTTGAGGTGTTCCCTATCGAGATCGCAAGGCGGTTCTCCCCTACCTATCAGGGCAACAAGTCCAACCGTGTGGCCACGATGGATGAGATTGACTGGTATGTCGGCAATCTGAAAAGTGAGGTCAAGGACGCTTTGACGGATTTGTCGGCTCTGATCAGCGAAGATAAGGCGGATCCTAAGCTTTTGCCTGTGAATGACAGGCGGAACAAATTCTTTACCACCGAGTGATGAACACGATTGAGGTTTTCGAGACCGGTAAGGTCGTGCAGGTGCCTGGCTCGTGGAGTGAGATGACTCCGAAACAGGTGCGTGAGGTGTTCAGGATCTTCGAGTGGTGCCTTAGGCACGGAAAGTCTCCGTTAGAATTCAATGTGAGGGTGCTTTGGATGCTGCTCGGGGTGCGGAGGACTGTCAAGGGATGGTTTGCCGACATATTCGCCGGCCACAGGCCTACTTTAAGGGACGAGAACGTCTATCTGATGTGCGAGAGGTTCCTCGGGTTCCTGTTCTCGGAGGAATCGGCGGCGCTGACGTTTGATTCGGTCGCCAACCCTATGCCGGTGGTGCGTTCGGGGCTTGTTTGGCTTCACGGTCCGAGGGAATTGCTTCAAGATCTGACGTTCGGGGAGTTCAGGCACGCCTCGGCGGCTCTGAACAGGTTCTTCAGGAGCCACGAAACAGATGACCTGGATGAGTGCATCGCCTTTTTGTACCGTGTGCGGTCAGGGAAGGCCAACCGCGCTGGCCGTATGGTTCCCGATGTGGACCAGCGGAACGCGAGGGTGCATATTCGCAGAGCATCGAGGTTGAAAGGGTGGCGGAAGAACCTTGTGATGATGTGGTTCTCGGCTTGTTTGAAGTACCTCCAGTCTGGTGTTCTGGAGATAGACGGGGAGGAGATAGACCTGTCGAGGCTTTTCGCCGGGGATGACAAGCCTTCCGGGGTCAGCTTCGGGTGGAATGACCTTCTGGTCGAGGTGGCCAAGGAGAACACGCTTGGAAACATCGACCGGGTGGATGAGGAGCCGTTGTTCTCGGTGTTGTCGATTATGTGGCATAACTATAAGGAAAGGAAGAGAAATGAGCAGATTATCAAGGCTTCAAAGGCTCACTGAGTACCTTGCGGGGTTGAAGATCCACTCCTGCCGGTGCGGTGGGCACATAGATCCGATTTGCACGACCGCGCAGTCGGACGCCACTTCCAAGCTGGCTCATCTTTCGGGTGTGCAGGTTCTCGTGGCGCGTCCGGAGGTGCATCAGCGCGGGGATTCTGACACGTTCCGGGAAGAGTTGGGGACGGTGATCTTCGTGTTGGAGAAGGGGCTTGGGCTGGACAAGACGGAGGAATCGGAGAATGAGCAGTATTCACGGCTTCTGGAGATTGCGGATCTGATTCTGGCCTATATCGCCGAGGAGACCTCAAGCCAGAACTGCCGTCTTGTGACGGGTTTGGCGTTGGCTTCGGTGGATGTGGTTCCGGAGGCAAGCGTCTTCGGCGGCTGGAGCGGGTACAGCATCGAACTATCATTTGAGTGATGGATGTCAGGGCGCGTTTCGTTAGTGAGATCCTTCAGGATGAGGGACAGAGGCTTCTGAGGAATCAGGGCAAGGCCATCGCCGCGAGGGTCAAGAAGCGTTCCGGGCGGCTGGAGTCGTCCAGGAGTGTTTCTGTGACCGGCGGGAGCGGCGCTTCGGGGACTTTGACGTTCGTCCACGTGGCCTACGAGCGCTTCCTGGACATGAAGCGCCTCCAGCGAGGAGACCAGTCCGTCAAGAGCAACCGCAGGATCCACAACCGCTATGTCTTCGGCGCTTTCGCCTCCATCGCCGAGCGCCTGATGTACGAGTTCACGGAGGATGCCGTCGCCCGGATAAAGGCGGCGGATCAGGGCAAACAATAAACAATTATCTATATGGCTAAAAGAATTACGGATGAGGATCTTCGGCTGAACCTGATTGTCAACGGGGATGGCGGCAGGAAGGAGATGCTTGCGCTGGACAGGCAGATGAAGGATTTGCAGAATTCGACCAAAAGGACCAGGACTGAACTCAAGAATCTTGAGAAAGCCGGCAAGACAGGCTCACAGGAACACCAGAACCTGACGAAGACCCTGAAAGACCAGGAGAAGACCCTGACGGAATGCCGAGAAAAATACAACAAACTCAGGGATGCCATTTCCCTTGAAAACAAGACATTGGCGGAACTCCGGAACCATCTGAAACTGACGCAGACGGCTCTTAGCAAGGCCGTTCCCGGGACGGAGAACTGGAAGAAGCTTAATGCCGAGGTCCAGCAGACCAAGGCAAGGCTTAAAGAGCTTACCTCACAGTCCGGGCAGACCAAGGGTGCGCTTGAGAAATTGTCAAGCGTCAAGGCCGGAGCTTTGGCGGCATTCGCAGCTATCGCCGGGGCAGTCAGAGGCGTGGCAAGGGCGTTCCAGAAGATAGTGGACTTCGAGCAGGCCAACGTCAACCTCTCCACTATCATCGGCAAGAACGTCAAGGACATCGAGGCGCTGACATATTCGGCGATGGAGCTTGGACGGACCACTGAATACACCGCCTCGCAGGTCACGCTGCTTCAGACAGAACTCGCGAAGCTGGGTTTCAAGGAGGGTGCGATCATGCAGATGCAGGAGTCCGTCCTGCACTTCGCCACGGCCATCGGGACCACCCTCCCGGAAGCGGCGGCGATGGCGGGAGCGACACTGAGGATGTTCGGGCTTGATGCCAAAGACACCGCCGACACCCTCGGGGTGCTGGTGCAGGGAGCCAACAACAGCGCGCTGAGCTTCTCCTACTACCAGACAGCGATGGCCACGGTCGGACCGGTGGCGAAGACATTCGGTTTCTCGCTCAGGGACACGGTCGCCCTGCTCGGCACACTGGCCAACGCTGGGTTTGACGCTTCTTCCGCGGCCACTGCCACAAGGAACATCCTGCTTAACCTCGCGGACTCAAGCGGCAAGCTGGCGGTGGCCTTAGGCAAGCCTGTAAGCACATTCCCTGAACTGATGTCCGGGCTGAGACAGCTGAAGGCGCAGGGAGTTGACCTTAACACCACGTTGGAACTGACCGACAAAAGGTCTGTCTCCGCCTTCAATACGTTCCTTGACGGAGCGGACGCTGCCTTGGCTCTGAGGGATTCGCTTGAGGATGTCAACGGCGTGCTGAAGAATACAGCCGAGGAAAGGGTCAACACGGTCGAGGGTTCCGTCAAACTGCTCCAGTCCGCATGGGAGGGGCTGATCCTCTCGTTCAAGGAGTCAACGGGTCCAATCAAGGAGGTGGTTGATTGGCTGACAAAACTGATTGAAAAGACCTCGGATTTAGTGTCATCAGGGTCAAAACAGAGTTTCTACAAGGATTTTTCCGAGGATTTCGCCAGAAAACTTGAAGATTTTCACGGCAATGAGGAGGTTATGAAATCCTACATCCAAGAAGCACGCAAAATATATGAGCGAGGATTCTCCCAAGCTCAGGCGACTTATGACAGCCAAAGCGGGTTCTCCCGCTGGTGGCACTACAGCGGCGACAAACTGAACATAGCGAGGAACGCCCTCGAAGGATTCGACCTCGCCGCCGCCCAGTACCTGAACGCGTCCGGTGGCGGAGCCGCCTCCTCTTCCTCCCCGTCGGGATCAACGCCGCCATCAAACCCACCAAGCCTCCAAAATCCGCAAAAAAACAAAGCCCTCTGGTCATTGAGCAATGACGAGGCGTACTTGAAGGCGAGAGCGGAACTGACGAGGATGTACAATGAGAAGGAGATCGCTTCGCAGGAGGAATATGACGAGAGGCTCTACCAGCTAGAGGTGGCTACGCTGACGGCGAGGCTGGCGACGCGGAAGGACTCCGGGGCGGCGCGGTCGAAGATTGAGGGCGACCTTCAGGAGAAGATCAAGAAGCATTCGGATGACGCTCTGAAAAGGCAGCAGGAGAACGAGAAGAAGGCTGGCGAGCTGGCCAAGGAGGGCGCGGCTGTCATTGCGGCGGCTGAGACGGACAAGACCAAGGCGGCGCTTGCGGCGGAGGGGACCAGGTACGCCGCCGAGTTGAAGAAGTTCAAGGACACCAAGGTTCTGTACGAGAACCAGGCGGCGGTGCTTGAGGCTATCGAGAAGAAGCACCAGAATGCGCTGCTGAAGATAAAGCAGGAGGCGTTCGATAGAGAGCAATCTAAGCTGGAAACAAAGCACAATATAGAAAGGCAAGAAATAATGAGCTTGTATTCCGGCAAAATTGCTCAAGAAAGCCCTAACTCCAAGAATGTCACGAAATTCACAAAGGAGAAAGATTATGCTCTCGTTGAATCCGACTTGGCATATCTGACTAGATTAATGTCACAGTTAGAAAAAATTAAAGACGAAGGCGGAATAGACGGAATCAAGTTTCAGCAAGATGAACTTGACAAATACTTATTGAAGCTAGAGCAAACCAAAACCAAGATCGCCGAACTTACAACCCAAAAGAACAAGAGCGACGGAGGGGTATTTTCTGGCACCGGCAAGGGTAGCCTTTTTGGTGTCTCGCAGGATCAGTGGAACGAGTTCTTCGCAAACCTCAAGATAGGCAAGGACAAGGCGGAGAGCCTGTCAATCGCCCTGAATGCCGTTGGTGGTTTTGCTCAGGAGGGCTTCCAACTGGCAAGCAAGGCGATCGAGCTTACCAACGCCAAGGAAAACAAGGCATTCAACGAGTACAAGAAGAACAACGAGAAGAAAAAGAAGGATCTGAAATCCAGATATGATGCCGGATTGGTGTCACAGGAGCAGTACAACGCGAGGGTCGAGGAGATGGAAGCAGAGGAAGAGGCAAAGCGCGAGGAGATGGAGATCAAACAAGCAAAGAGGACGAAAGCGCTCAATCTGGTGCAGTCCATCATCAACACGGCTTTGTCGGTCACCAAGACCTTGGCGCAATGGGGCTGGCCAGCCGGTGCGGCTCCTGCCGCGATCGTGGCCGCTTTCGGGGCGGCGCAGACTGCATTGATCGCGGCGCAACCGATCGGTGCGGAGGAGGGCGGCTTCGTGAACACTCGCCGGGCTCAGGACGGAAAGGCCTTCAAGGCGCGGCTCTCTCCTGACAAGAGAGGCTTCGTCTCCTCCCCTACCGTGCTTGTGGGTGAGAACGGCGGTGAATATGTGATCCCGGCTGACGGACTGAGCAATCCGACATTGCTGCCGTTCGTGGCGACGATGGAGGAGGCTCGGAAGGCTGGAACGTTGAAGAGCCTGAACTTCGAGGCGGTTTATCCGGTGGGAGCCGCTATCGGTCGGGAAAGCGGTGGGTTTACGAACACTTCGACAGGCTCAGTGACCGGAAGCGGCTCGGTGTCCGGAGGGAATGTCGCTTCGGCAAGGTCAGCGACCGATGAGAGGTTGCTGGAGGCTATCGAGCTTCTGAACAAAAGGCTTTCCGTGCCTATCAAGGCGGATGTGTCGATGCTGGGGAAGAACGGGATCATCGAGCAGACGGAGAAGTACAATCGTGCCAAACGCCGGGGTACTTATGGCAGATAATGCGATTTTTTGCAAAAATTCCCGTAAAATTCTTGGAATTTGGAAAAAGATTCGCATCTTTGCCAGTGCGTACTACATACTTAGCATTCTCTTTACGGCTGAATAATTCCGTAGAAGATTGCTGACATATTATTAAAGGGAAATTTTGCCCTCCGTATGGTCGTTGCTGACGAAAGTCGCAACAGCATTATGCCGTAAGGCAGGTATGTGGTACGCAGACCTTAGCGGAGGGTTTTTATATTCAATTAGTTATGCGTACTACTAATTCAAACAACGCGGCTGTTGCCGCAGAAAGCCACAAGATCGGGGCTGACTCTTTCATCATCGAGACCAGGATTGAACTGTTCCAGATTGCAGATCGATTCTCGGAGTGGGAAAAGCAGATGTACGAGAAGAAGGAGTTGCTGATGGACGGGAGGTTCGACAATGAGATTCGGACGATGAATGCTGCGTTCTACCAGTTGGATGAGGCTCTGAGAAAGATTCTGAATGAGGAGCTGGAGTTCGATATCCTCCGCCACGACACCGTTACGGAGTGATTTTTGCAAGGACTTGTCTGACAATTAATTCTGAACGAGTATGAGAAGGTTAATCATTGCTGTTGCTATAATGCTGATAGGGTTCGGCGGGACTTGCTTCGGGAGGAAGCTGGCTGATCCGGAAAAACTGACTTTCAAAAAGACATATTCGATGCCAGGAATGACAAGGGATGAATTATACCGCAATACCGCCGGTTGGCATAGCGAGTCACTTAATTTAAGCTTTGGCGGTGTGGTGTGCAAAGACGAGGATAAAGGATACCGCGCACGGTACTACAACCAGCGATTTGGCAATAAACAAGGAGCATTGTTCGGTACGGTCTTTCTGTCATTCAGAGATGGATCATTTGATTTGACATTTACGGACATTTCCGCATTTTACGGGAATAAGGATGTGGATCCTGTATCGACCTGCGACGACCGCTTCAACCGCACCTGGTACTGGAGAGTAACACGCAGCCAAAAAGTCATCGACGAGATACGGAAGCGTTCCAAGGAGATCTTCGAGATGATCACCGCATCGATGGACGAGTACCTCAAGGTCGGTCCGCCGGTGGAGCTGAAGAAACTCTGACAATCCCGCCGTCCCATACAGCCGCCTCAGTGCGGCTGTCTTTGTGCCAAGAAGGACACAGAACGATGTGAAAATCAGCGGAAAGTCTTGATTATTTGGCCAGAAAGTTGTTTCTTGTGTAAACACAAATGCAATACAAACGCAATACGGACAACTTATAACGTCTCCACATGTCTTTTTTTTGATTACACCGGCCGGTAGTGGAGACCCGGCCACGGCCATCGGAGAAATCCTGGGGCTTTAGTTTTTGCACAAGTATAGTTGCACGGAATGAGAAAAAAGTTTTATCTTTGTTCCGCCCAACACCCTTGATATTTGTGGCAATTGCGTGTATTATGGAGAAAAAATGGCCAATATTGAAGCATCCTCCGGTAGATGTTGCGTTATTCCAGTTGAAGTTCAACATGGGTGAATCCACCCTCGCTGATCTGATTTCAAGTGACAGCGATATACGCAAATTTCTCCCAGTCAGGCACGAAAGTGTCGCCTCGGAAGTCAATTTTCCGAACACAAAGATAACTATCGGGGTATCTCAAGTTACAGGTACATCGAGGACAAAAGTTGCCGGCTACCTGTATACGAGCGTTGACCAGAAGAGCAAAGTCGAGATAAAGGAAGGTGTCTTGACATATATCGAAGAACATCCATACGAGGGATGGGATCCATTTTTGGCTAATGTCAAGGCATTCCTCGTCTTGTTCTCGAAGGCGTTCAGCGGACACACGATGACTAGGACATCAATAAGGTTCATCAACCGCTTTGTGATTGAGGACTTCAATAACCCTATCGACTATTTCAAGACGACAATCTCCGCATCTGAACCAAATGCCGTTCCTTATCCGGTGTCTCAGTTCGCCTTCAACATGATGCTCCCCGTGAATGAGAACATATACTCAATTGTAAAACAAGAGTTCAACAAGATTTCGGACACGAACAACTACATCTTCGATATTGATGTCCTGGATCAGAGCAACCTGATTTTTGACATCGACCTGATAGCCGAAGTTCTTGCCAACCTTCGCAAAATCAAGAATGAGATATTCTTTGGGAATGTCACTGATAAACTGATTGAAATATGCAACTTGGATTAATTAGTCATACACTTAGGCCGCTTACTATAGCCGCAGGACTTGCGATGGCGAATCCGTCCGCTTATGCCGATATTGATCAGTACAGTGAGATTACATCGGTGCTTACAAGCCATAGGACGGCCAAATACATAAACTTCGCAGATAATAAAGAAGATGCCTATCAGCGGATGAAGATCCGCTTCGATGTCCTGTATGATTCCTGGAAACAAAAAACCGAGGCACTTTCTTCTGCGAAGGCAATAATCGGGCAGAAAGACTTTCAGGCAATCGTCGCGATGGGTTATGATGCCGTCCCGTTTATTGTCAATGCTATTGATGAGGAACCTTCGCCTCTTGTTTGGGCTTTGAATTTCATTTTCAATGCAAAGATTTCAAAGAATCCGAACACGACAATTACTGAAGCTTGTAAGTTATGGGTGAAGAAACTCAGATAAAGAACCTATTCCCTAAACTGAAGACAGATGCGGACTTTAAGGTTACAAGTCCCAGGACCCCGAACTATAACTGCATAGCTTGGGCTTATCATCATGACGACAGGTGGATGTGGCCGGGAGGCCAGGAACTCAAGATATGCGACGGGTTCCATTATTGGCCGGACGACGTTGAAGACAGCACAGATGTCGCCGCCTTCATCAAGGCTTTCGAGAAGACGGGATATTCTCTTTGTGACGATTGCAGTTTCGAGGAGGGCTACAGGAAAATAGCTCTTTACGTAAAGGCCGGTACAACTGAATGCACGCATGCCGCACGTCAATTATCTAACGGTAAATGGACAAGCAAACTGGGCAAGTTGAATGACATCCAGCACGGGACTCCCCACACCATTGAAGGCGACTTGTATGGGGTTGTCTATTGCATAATGAAAAGAGAACATCGATAATGTAACAAAGTACATTTGGTGAAGGCTGACGACAAGGATTATCTGGATCACGTCCGACAATCCCCGGCCATCAAGCCTTATGTGCTGAAAAAATTCAAATTAGAAGAGTAATCTTGTTGTCCTTTGTGGCCGCCTGAGGGAGGCTATTTTTGTGCCATAAATGGGGAATTTATGGTTAGGATACTGACAAAGGACTACACGGAACTGGATCTTACGAAGGGGTTCGAGTTCCAGATCGAGATGGAGAACCCGATGCTGGACGAGGAGCATATCCCTTCAGCTTTCAGCACGCAGATCTCGTTTCCGCCGTCGCCGGTGAACAGGAAGGTGTTCGGCTACACTCCGGCGATGTTCCTGGCTCCGAACGTAAAGAGGCTGGAGGCCTCGGTGTGGATCGGCGGCGTGCCTTTCGTGACCGGCACGCTGGTGTACGACGGCATCGAGGACGGGCGTCTGATGTACACGTTCACGGAGAAAGTGGTGGAACTGGAGGGGAAGATCTGGGAGAAGAGCATCCTGGAGTTCGACACGGGTTCCATCCCAAGCACCCTCTCGAAGTTTTCTACGCCGCTGCTTATTAACAAGACAAATGTTGCAATACAGCCATATTCGGTGATCAGTAGAATTCCCGTGTCAGGTGAGCCAGGTTCAGCAGGCGCTACCACAGGGCAACTAACTGAAGACGATTACCTCTACAGGAAGAAGTATTACAATTATTACAATGCATCAGAGAGTTTTACCTATAATACCTTCATTCCGGCTATTCCATTGAGGGTCATCCTGGCAGGATGCTCGGTAAATGTTCCTAACGACATGCTACTCCGGAACGGATGGGCTGAGCTATCCATTCTTGGTAGATACCACGAATTCTTGTTTGATGACGTGGTGAAGCCGAACAGGTGGCGTGACGTGGCAACATCGGGAACAAGGCCACCGTCAACCGGAAAGCCCACAAGGCGAGGATCTTCTACTCCAGGAAACAATAAGATCACTGATTTGGCCTCGTTCCTTCCAGACCTCTCTTTCGCTGAGTTGATTAAAGGTCTTTGTTCGATGTTCTGTTCGACCATATTCAACGACGGCGGAAAAGTCAGAATGATAGAGAATAAAGATGTTCTTGGCTATCCTGTCGAGGATTGGGAAGAAAAAATAGAGGACGATTATTCTTCTTCGGAAGAGAAAGCCGTATCTTATAAGTTCGGCTATGGCGACGATGGAATCTCCTATGACACTACAAAGCTAACCCAAAATATGGAAGACGGTCGAGTAGAAAGAATCCAAGAGGGCAATGTGGACGGCATACTGGCGCACTTTTCGTCAAGTGAGGATTATTCGGTGGTCTTCGACGAGGCTACTGGTGATGTCTATTCTGGCCGCAAATATGACGGAGTCGTAAGGAGACAATATAACCCAAACAATGGCGTGATCGTTCCTGTAACGGAAATAGCGTATGAATGCGACTTGCTTTACAAAGGGGCAAAGCCTGTGGAAAACCATGTGGAAGGCGCAGACACATTTGACAATAGCACCGAATTTATGACAGCGGGCTGCGTGCCGGAAAAATTATTCATTTCCGACACAACTTTTCCACGGAGCATGGCGGCTATAATTGAACCGAACGATGTTGGAAAAGAGCGTGACAACAAGGTCTACATTGGGGTGTCATTTGAGGATCAGTTTTTCAGCAATGGCATATTCGCCCCTATCTCAAAGGCAGACTCTCTGTTTGTTGGAACCGAAGACCTTACTCCCGGCGGTCTATGGGAAGAATACCACAAGGCATTCGCCCAGTGGCTGGGAAAGACGAGGCAGAGGGTGGCCGTGGACGTGAACCTCACTCCTGTCGAGCTGCACAACTTCAGGCTGTACAGGCCGGTGTACTTCAAGGGGAGGAAATGGATTGTGGCAAAGCTTTCGGTGACGGTGGCGGCGGGGTCGGAGGCGGTCTCGACACGTGGGGAATTCATCGAAATCTGATGTCCTTTCTGAATGGGGTCTCCAGGTGTACATTTGTCCTGGGTTGGGGATGATATACCCAGGACAAATGTACACGGATATGGAATTTACAGGTAGCATACAATTCGCTGACGAAAGCTCTTGGCTGACGCTGACCACGGAATCGGATGACACGGTGACGATCTCCGTCAGGCTCAACACCTTTGTCCCCAATCAGGAGGTCATGAGTTTTGAGGTGACTCCAAACTCTGGCATAGTACGGTTGCCGGCGGGGGAAATACTCAGGGTTCTGAAAGGCAACGGTGTCGGGATGATTACAGGAGTATTCGCAGCCACGCAAGGCACGTCGTCTTGCTCGTACAGTTTCAGTGCGCTGCCTTGCCGGAAGTTCGCCTACAAGTCGCTTGCCGCGACCATATTCACGACAAGGCCGGAAAAATCTCCTGTCCATGTCGGAGCCGAAGACAGACTCTGGTTCTACAGGATGGCGGGTGATGTCTCCACCTATGTCAGATTTAACTATCTTGCCGGAGGCTCATCCAGCAACTACGAGCTCAGTCCCACGTATAGCATTAATCTGAAATATTATGACCTTGACATTTCCGCTGACACGATGCTGGCGACCGCTTCCGCAAAGGGGCTGGACGTGTCAAACATAGTGTCCTATGATGTTTGGATAGAGTGTTCCGGAAGCAAGTCAACGGTATATTCTTTCGTCATCAAGAGGATGCGGTTGCCACTGAAGACGTACAAGTTCCTGGGGCGGCGAGGGACGTATGAATATATTCACGCAACCGGGAAGTTCAGCCGCTCGATAGAGTCGGAGACGCAGGTGTTCGTGAATTCCGGGATAGAGCAGGAGCTGGAGAATGACTATTCGATGACATTCGAGCAGAACTCCGGGCACATCGACAGCATCGGGATGAACGGGTACTGGCTGGAGTTTCTTGCGGCCAAGGAGAGGTACATCATCGAGAAGGATGGTTCGGAACGGGCTATTGTCGTGGACGAGTTCAAGACATCGCTGACGGATAGGACTGTCAGCAGCATGACGTTCAAATGGCATTACGCAAACCCTAACAACACTGTCATTGACAAAGTGGACATCGACATCACAGGACTTGGCATCCTCGGGCCGTCCACCGTGAACGATGTAAGCAACACGGCGCAGTTCCAGGTGACATATTCACCGTCGAACACGACACAGCGGAGCATAACCTGGAGTGTGGTGAGCGGTTCGGACTATGCGTCCATCGATGGCAACGGGAAGCTGACGGTAAAGAGTAACGCAAAGGGGAACGTGGTCAAGGTCAGGGCGACAAGTACAGACAAACCAAACGTCTACGCCGAGAAGTCAGTGAACGTCACCTATTTTTCGGCTGAAGTCAGCATCAGCTTCCAGAAAGACAGCATAGAGGTCGAGGCAAAGGCCGGCACCGTGACAAACACGTTCACCACAACAGGACTCACCAACCTTCGGGTGTCCGCCTCCGGAGGGATGGCCATAACCACGGGGCCGTCGATCACCGGTTACCTCATCGGGTTCGCCTATGCGGAGAACACGGGCAATTCGGCGAAAATGGCCACGGTCACCCTGACAGGAGACAGAACGGACGGCAAGGGAAC